TCTATCAGGGCTCGTATTTCTGAAAAAGACCGTGTTGATAAAATGCAAGACATTAAATTCAACTTTAATAAGGCTATGGGTCAAGAAGTGTTTAACATTACTTTAACAACTTTAGGAATACCTGAGATTGATGAACCAGGGTCTGAGTTCCTTACAAGACGAATATTTTTTAAATTTTATGACCCACGTTTAGCGTCTGGAGAACTACATTGGTTGAGCGGAGCTTATCAAATAATTGGATTCAAGCACCGTATCAATCCTAGCCAAGGGTTTTTGACCGAGCTTTCATTAGTGAGGGATACCAAGGTAAATATAAATGAGGTGAGGGATTATAGATAATGACTAATTTACGTAAAGCAATCGACGCGATGGGTGATGAAGCCACTCTAGCACGTGCAATGTTAGACAGTATGGCTCCTTTTGGAACGGAAACTCCGGTACAAGAGGAAGTTGCTGCTGAAATTAGTCCAGGTAATGGTTTTTTTGCGTTTGGTACCGTTATTCAATGTTTAGATGAACAAAGAGCAGGAAGATTACTTGTTGCATCCCCCGCTTTTCCGGAAGGTCCACAGACCTGTGATTATGTTTCTCCCGTAGGAGGGGCAGGATATGGTTTTTTTGCGCTTCCCGGTATTGGAGCTACAGTAATTATAGGAAAAGTTCCTTACGCTGACCCAGCCACACAAAATTTTTGGTTCGGATGTCTTTATGCAGCCGGACAAGACGCTTTACCTAATACAAAAGTACAGCCTTACATCAAAGGTCAGGGAGAACAGCTTACTAAAAATGAAGTTCTTGATAACGGAGAGCCTATCCCTAACGACCCCACCATTTCTTATGGTATACCGGACGAAAATGACGTCTATAGAGACAATGATTTGCCCGATTCGTTTGTTTTAAAACATCCGGCTGGTCATAGCGTAACACTCAGTGATAAAAATACCCCCGAACGTCAAATAAATGAGATAAAATTAAAGAGTGCTGGAAACAAACGCTTGATTTTAAGCGATGCCCCAGCAGAAGCGGGGGGAGATATGATTACTTTGGCTGACGAGAATAAAAACGGAATGCAAATTGTAACCACAGGTTACGCAGGAACGAGCGATGATTCTATTAAAGTGAATGCTAAAGGGGATATTGAAACGTATAGCGCTAAAGGAGGTATTTCCCAGACTATTGGTCCACGTAGTAAAGACGACATTGAGTTAGAGAATGCTGGGCAAGGAGATATTAGTATAGAAGCGTTGGATGGTAATGTCGTAGTTCGCGGTTATAAAAACATTAAGTTAGAGTGCGGTAGCTGTACAATAGAATTAACCCCTAATGCTATCAATATCGACGCTCCTACTGTAAACTTGAACGGTGGAGGAGGTGATGTAAGTATCGCTGGGGTATCATTAACTCAACATCGCCATTATGGAAACGAAGGGAGACCTACATCTAAACCGGGGATGGACGCATGAACACTATAACTAAAGAAATTTACGGAAGCTCTATTGTATTCTACCCAGGGGATAGACCTACGGACACCGGAACTACTTTACCTTATGCGGAATCTTATTCTCTAGATGAAGGGTCTGTGGTTTTGTACAACAATAATTCTCCTAAAGATGACGGGTCGTTTCCTCCGAGCCCTAAAATATTTAAAGGGTTTCGTATCTCACCGGTATGGGATGTAAATGACATAACTCCGAGTTCTATCACTCCGTACACCTTATCCTTCGAGAAAGTGTGGTCAGTAATATTCATCGCCTCTAAAAAAGCAAATAATCTTACACAAAACTTTTTCGCTTTATCGGCGTTAGATTTTCGAAATGCCAACGTAAATACTCCATATGTAAATTCGTTCGGTCCCGGTATCCAAAAAACTCTCATTAATGATTTTCATTTAGATTATAAATACGTGGTGGGTCCTTACGAATCTCTTAGATTTAAACTGCGCGATGCAACGTTAGATAATAATTTACCGTCGAATACGTTAGGGAATACCACCCGCTATAATGCATGGACTCAACAGTGGGGTCCTAACCCTGTTTTAAAAATTCATACGGAATGGGAGGAGCTTAACACTTCCAGCCAGTATTATGACAAGATTAGCCTTAATGATTTGGTTGTGGAATCGGAAGCTTTTCCAACTGACCAAGACATTACTCTGTTAGATTTACGCAACACCTCTACCACTCTATTAAATCCTCCTTTCACTAATTTATTTGCAGGCACATCCTTTACGTTAAAAAGTTTAGGTACAATGGGTGCATACCCCTACACAGGGGAAACGACTAAATTCATGTACTCAGTTATCCTTAAAACTGAGGGGAGACCGGAAAGTGAAGATGAATTCATCGTAAAATATGCACGGTATTATGCTTCCGATGGTACTACTGCGCGTGAGGGGGATGGGCAAAACGTATTAGAAAATGTCGTCCCTCCTTCTATTAAACGTGGACAGTATCTTGTTTTAAGAGTTTACGCTCATGAGTCCACAGTGACAGAATCGACGAAAAAAATTAAAACAAATAGACAGTTTCCTGGATTTTGGCTATATGGCACTCTCACCTAAATAAAACAGACGAATGGTTATCTTTTCACCCGACTCTCTGAACTTGATTCCGACCAACGCTTTAACTTCGTTAGTTAATGCGATGACAGTGGACCGTGAAGAGAAAAATGTAGAGCTTGGAGCGACGAATGCTAAAATGTCCAAGCTCCAAGGCACTTCCACCTTACGTACACCAACCCAAGGACGTATTTCTGTGTCCAATGGAGGGACTCCCGCCGCTAGAGAACAACAGGAAGCCATGTTGGAACCCGCTAACAATGTTGCGAATGGAGCTGCTCTTTTAAATAGTTCAGGAACTAACCCAAGTGGAGCACCAGTATTTGTTCCAGGGACTGTCCCTACAGGAACTACGTCTGAACAAGTTGACACTATGAACTCCGAGATTAATGATTATTTCAGCTCGCAGGTAAAAGTTGCTTTGGGTGTCTTAGTCGTACAAAAATTATCTGCTCTTCAACAAAAAAGTTCTAATTTGCAGGTGGAAGTTGATGAACTTACCAATACAATTGATACAGCAACGGAAATATTAGAAAAAAGAGCTACTGGTGAACTACCAAATCCTCAGCTTAATATTCAAGCTTTGGATACACAAAGTTTACCGCCTTCTATAGCTCAAAAAGTTGAGGTGGCAGCTGCCGCCAATGAAAAATATATTCAATCTCAGGTAATCGCTCCTTATATAGAAAACCAAAAACTAATTCAAACGTTAACTGCCCAAGCATCAGGAGTGTTTGAGGATGTTCAGCCCGTCTTTGATTTGGATTTTGGACCTCCCATATCCACTAACGAAAGATTTGTGTTGTCCAAAGATGGTTTGTACTATGATTCACGTAGCGGAGACGTCCCCGATGTTATTCCTTACCCTGTCTCGGCGGATATGTGGAACTTACAGTACCCTTCAAACCGCGGGGGTCGAGGATTATCGTTTACCGAAGAAGACGGGGAAAGCACAGTTAACACTATCTTTGATTTAAACGTTCCTTATCAAGAAGAAAACCCCCGCGTAGAAGCATTTCAGTTATATGATGATGTTCTTCAACAGTTTGAGGATGATAAACAATCCCACATGACGCAGGTATCAGGCTATATCGCAGAGATTTTAGCCAACGGGTATGGGGCTACAGACGCGATAGTCCAATCTTATACTGCTCAACTCGGTGCCGTGGCATCAGTATACGATAGTAAGATAAGAAAAAGAAAAAGACAGCTGACAATAGCCGCTATATTCGGAAGAGACTCCTTTATCGTAACCAACCGCCAACATCCTCTCGGAGAAGGGTTGTTTTTTCAGTATGAACCACCAACGGGAAAAGCGTTTGAATATAAACTTCAATATAAAGATTTGCCGGACGCCATAAAAACAATAAACCTTTATCAGTTAGATGGAGGACAAACAGTTGCGTACAACACTAAAACCAAAAAGGTGGTAGATGAGGTAGAATCTCAAAACATTTTAGCTAAGGTAGGGTTCTGGAAAGAAATTCCTCGCATACCCATCAATGATTTTTCATACCTTAAACAAAGTGATATACCCTTACAGGCTCAAAAACAATTAACGTTATTTTCAGAAGACTTAGATACCATTATAGCTCCTTACCAAGCCAAATATGTTATCGGTCCTACTGACATGCCTCCGACAAGCGTCGATAGTCTAGCAGTAGACCCGATAGGGCTTGGGGATTGGGTTCACCGAGAAACGTCGGGAAGTCTCAGTGCTACAACCCCTCTTTACAAATCTTTAACAGATGATATTATTAGTGAAGACCTTCTTGTCTGTTATAATTTCTTAGACCCTGATGCAGTAACCGAACCGTCAGGAACTTTATACGCTTTGAATAACGCGGCTGAGGGTTCCAATAGATTAGACGGAAAACTGGTGGGTTACGATAAGTCCTTCGTATTTCCTTCAGGGGTAGGACAGGCTTATTTCGGAGGAACCATATTTGACGAGCGCGGTCAGAGAAGCGCGTTGTGGGCTGATGTTAAAGGCTCGTATGTTCGATTACCAAACTCTACTAAAGATTATAATGTTTTACAACCTAATATTCCTTATAATGGAGCGAGACCTTTAGATAATCTTTTTTATAGCAAAGAAGGAGTTACTATTGATTTCTGGGCTTATGTCCCTAAGGTGTATAGAGATATGACCGATGAACATCGATATAGATTAGTATTCGCTAATGAAAATAGTGGTCCAGCACAAACGGACTACCTTACAGCTACCACCCAATCGAATGCGTCCCCTGGCAAAGGATTAATTCCAGGAGGAACGAACTTTAACCGGACGATAGGTATGATAATGGGATGGAGGGACCGTGGCTCCCCCGCACCAGCTGGAACCAATACAAGCGGACTTGAGTTTTGTATCGCTCCAACGGTTGGACAAAACCAAAGTTATGATACAACCCCAACAACTACGTGGGGGCATAGTGTGTGTATTGCGGAAACCTGGGCAACATCTGCCGGGAACACACCCTCTGCTGTCGAAGTTAAGCAAGTTGGTATGTATATCCCAAGTTCAGTATTAAATTCTAGCGGTACTGGAATTCAAGATGTGAGTTCGGGATATCATCACATCAGCGTATCTTTTGATTATGTAAATGAAGACGTAAACTTCCATTTAGATGGGGAGTTACTTACTACTTCATCTTTAAGTGATGTTTTGGGAGGGAACCCTGACGACACAACCCTTCCTACGAGTGTGAAAATGGATTTAGACGATAAATCTGACCTTATATTTTTTAATGACCCGACAGTAGAAAGCTTTCTGGGGAACACCATATATGATGAGCGCTGCACCCCTGAACGGGTTGCCTTTCCTGTGTTCACCCCGTGGATTATTGGGGGAGGTTATACGGACAACATACCTAAGATTCCTGGAACTGATTATAAGCCTCAAGGGTTCTTGGGCAGTAATACTAATAACACCCACCAAGGAACCGTCAGAGGAGATACATTGATAACAACCACTATCGGGGGAGAACTGTATCCGGTAGGACAACATGACCCACCACTTTCAGCCCCGAAAGGCGGAGGCTCCCCAACTCGTATTATACCTAGAAGCGGTTTAGACGGTTATATAGGAAGTTTTAAGATTTACACAAGAGCTCTAACTACTACTGAGGCTAAACACAATTACACTAGCCAAAAAGGATTTTTCAAAAACATTCTCTTACCAAGTTAATTATGTCTAACTACGATTTAAATTACGTCAAAATACCTTCTAAGGAAAGAATCTTAGGAGTAGCTTTCCCTATGATGAATGAGGGAGTAGGTGGATACGTAGCTCAAAACGAAAACTTACGGTCTTTACGTGATTGTGTAATTCAACTTATTATGACCGGGCGTGGCGCTAGGGTATTTAGACCTGATTATGGAACTGATATCCGCTCATCTGTTTTCGAACCTTTAACAGATGATATGATAAACACATTAAGAGAGCAGATACTAGATTCTATTGCAACTTATGAACCCCGAGTCATTGTAGAAAGATTAGAGCTCACCCCTGATTTTGAAAACAACAAACTCAAAATTCAACTTTATATCACATCGAAAGATGATTTACTAACTGGAGAGCTGGTGGAGGTTCTCGTATAATTATGGCAACTAACACAGATTATTCTCGTTTCTTTCAGGGTCTGTATAATATTTCAGGCTTCGATGGCACTATTGAGTCAGACTTTTTAAAATTAGGTCAAGTCCCCGACGATAAGAAAGAGGATTTGATTGATTATAATATAAATGGCTTCGACCAGTATCGAGCAGCCTTACAAAACTATTTAAAGAGCGTTTACCCCACTGATTATAACAATTTCGCAGCTTCCGATTTAGGTCAAATGTTACTTGAGATGTACGCGTATATGGCATCGGTACTAGCTTTAAGAGCTGATATGACGGCTAATGAAATGTATATTGATACAGTAAAAAGCGAAGATAACCTACAAAGACTTCTTCAACTCATTGGGGTAAGTATGAAAGGTCCTACAGCATCTAAAGCTACAGGTCTTTTAACTTTTCCAGGTACGGAAACCCCTACAGGAAATATTTTAATTGCTGAAGCGGACCGCACAGTGCAAGTGACAAACCAAAGAAGCAGTACTCCTTTAAGTTATACGATTACCAAACAGACTTCTAATGGTGAGTTAGATTTATTCAATAAAGATTTGACTTTGACCGCTGCGGCTGATTTCGCAGGAGGTCAGTACGCTAGCGGTTTGTTTTTGTTAGAAGGAGTTTTAAATAGTGCCAACGGAACTTTCCGAGGAGGGGTAAAAACACGACAGACATTTGAGATTACTGACGGTCCTGTAATTGAGGGAAGTATTGGAGTTTCTTCTACAGAAAACGGAGGTACTCAATATAACGAAATCAGTAACCTGTTTTTAGCGTCGGGAGGAAGTCAGCCTGTATTCCAGAAGGATTACACAGGAGGCTTTGGCGCGATACTTACTTTCGGGGATGGTGTCCGTGGACGCCTCCCAACTCCGGGTAACAATTTTGTGGTAACTTACAGAACCGGAGGAGGAGGGAATGGAAACATTGCTCAAGGGAGTTTAAACTCCACCGTCACGGTAACAAACAATATTGGTACGGGCTCAGCTAAAGCTGTAGACTGTACACTAACGAATAGTACAAAAGGCTCGGGAGGTACACCCGCTGAATCTGTGGCTCATGCCAAGAGATACGCACCCTACTTCTTCAGAACGCAGTATAGAGCTGTCACTGGCGAGGATTACAATGCCTTAGCTAATTCGTTTGTGGGAACCGCAGGAACTACCGCTAAATGCATGGCGTCTTTACGAAGCAATGGAGCAGCTGCGAACGTTATCGATTTATTTGTTTTGTCCAAAGCTTCCTCTACTCAATTAGAACGAGCCTCGGTAGCAATGAAAAAAGAATTGCTAGACTATTTTAAAAATTATAAAATGCTCACTGATGACATTGTAATTTCAGACGGAGTAGTCAGAACGTTAGACATTGTAGCAACTCTTTATATCGATAAATCTAATAAACGATTTATTGACTCTATTCAACAAAAAGCTGCAAACAAGTTATTAGAATACTTTGATGTTGATAATTTATCATTTGGACAGAAGGTCAGCATGTCTGACGTCAACAATTTTATGTTAACCGTTCCGGAAATTAGATTTTTTAAAGTAGATAATCTTCCAGAAGATATTTACGTTAACTTTAATGAGATTGTACAGTTGAATAACTTTGAGTTTAACACGGAGCTAGTATAACCATGAGAATGTCGGACAAGGGACCCGGACAAGAACATTTTAAAGCGAATTACATAGAAGTAATTCAGCGCATTATCCCTGATTTCTATGAAGAGAATGAATATAATCTATTCGGACAAGAAGAAGATTTACAGTACAGAGTTCTAGGTTCTATTTTATACCTAGCGTCCAACACCTCAGCCTTGATTGGCAAGCCAACCACTTATAATTTACAGGTATCTTCGTTTAGTAGTAACGATTCATTTGTACCTTACTACGTCCCTTTCAATAATTTAACAGATGTAAGTCCTACTACTTATGAGAATTATGTTTTACGTCCTTTGGGTAAAACGTTTGCGAGTTTTCCTAATAGAGACGAGTTTGAGGATTTTCTTCTTACGTCAGCCCTGCCATCAACGCACCCGAATTACGTAACAGAAACCTTCGCTCAGGGATTTAGCGCGACAGTAGGGTCAACTTTTTCTTCCGTTTCAGCGGTTAGTAACGAATTGATTGATAAACTGGGGTGGGTATATTTTCAAAATACGTCAGGAACGGTTATTGATTCGAACTCCATTCCGGTAAGTTCTTATGTCTACAGCTCCATCGTAGATAACCTTTATTATGGTAAACGTGTAAAAACTTCGGACGGTGTTAGTAATATGTTCAAGTGGATGTATAGAAACGCTGTAGGAGGAGGTACACAATGGGAAACCGTACGAGCTAATTATTTACCAGCACCGTTTAGCAGCCCTTCTTCCACTTATGTTGTAGCTAATGGGGAAACGGAAAATTACTATGCGTCTGGAGCACAACTAGTTAGCGCTTTAGACACCTTAGTTAATGTGTGGGTAAATGAAGATGACCCTAACTCACTGTATTTTAGAGATATTGTCAACGCCTCATTAATGGGGTTAGATGTAAATCGTATGGAAAATGCTGGTCCGATGAGCAAGATGCTCAAAGCGATAGCATATGGTTTTTATGACGTTAAAACTTCGATTAGAGACATTCAGTATTTGTTAGATATCGAGGAATGTCCCGAAGAGTTTCTTCAATATTTGGGAAGATATTTGGGCTGGACTTTCTTTACGGAGGAACCCGATAAATGGAGAGACCAGTTAAAACAAGCCATTTACTTGTATAAGGCTAAAGGTACGAGACAAGCTTTAGCTAACGCGGTAAACATGGTTATCCCATCTTCCATCTACAGTCCAGTAGCTGAAACTTCGGGATTACAAGAGTTATGGGAATCTTATGTACCTAATTTAATTTACTATACTCTTAAAACTGAGACTAACTTAGGAAACAACAACTCTCAATACTTATCATTTAAAACTAATTGGAATGAAGCTTTAGAGTCGTCTGGCATACGAATGTCGGTTCGTAATTTTGACCCTAACGATAAAGATAAAAACGTTAGATTTGCGACAGATGCTGTTTTAGAACTTCTAAACGAGTATTATAATTATTTGTACATAGGAGGGGTTCCATACAAAGAAACCGATTATTGGAAATCACAAGAAGTAAGAAAGTTTAGAAACAAAACTAATGGATATGAATACCGAGGAGCACTTCTACGAATCCCTCCTTGGGAAGAAAATAGATTTTATCAAAACTGTCGGATAGGACCAAATGTAGATAATTTTGCTAGAAGTCTTTCGTCCATTCTATCACGCAGTTTTGAAGAGGCTGGGTGTGGTGTAGCGGTCTCCGCTGCCAACAGCGTATCCAAATATATTTTAAGTGGAGTGGAGATAAAATCCGGAGAAGGTATAAACGAACCGGGATGGGGCTCAAATAATAATTTTAAATTTTTTACATCTTCTCTAAAATTACCTTACAATTACTCACAGATTATTCGTGGAGGTGATTTAGAAAGTATGAGCGTCTTTGATTATTGGAACTCCAAGTCATCAGAAGTACATTCTAAGTTCTTTGCTTCGGCTATAGATTTCTCTTCTAATAGTCTGATAAACCCCGACAAAACCAAAATAGGTAAAAAGGGTATTCCGGCGGTTATAGATATCTTCCGCCAGTTCGCCCCTTTCCATACTATAAACAAAATATATGTGGGCTCTGGGATAGATGATTTCTATTATAGAACGCGACAAGACGGTACGCTTCCGGGAGTCGCTTGGTCCGGTATTCAGAATATAGAAGTAATTAATACTATTCAATCGGACATGGACCAAATCCATAGTACTTATACCACGTCTGCTTTCCCGGGCGCCTGGGGCGCGTATGGCTCGTTTAGTGGTGTGGGGGTATTCCCAACCATATTTAATCCTAAAGGCGGTAGATGGCTACCTTCTGCGACTCTGTATGGAAGTAAAGGTACGGGACCTCAAGGTTACTTCTGGAGTGGCGGTGGTTCAATAGAACCGGCGGGTAAAGCTAGTGTCGCATACAAAAAATTATTAGCGCGAAGAACTGCTGGTCGTAGACGAAATCTAAAATATAAATTCACAGGCTGGGCTCAGAACAGAGAAGGTTTAAACCAACCCATTGCCACAGACTGGTTTGGAGTAAGTGGAGGAGCTTTACAACCGGTACTTAAGGCTCGCGGACTTAATTTACCAGGGTTTGTTCCCAAAGGATTCGATTTCTCCTCACAACAATTTGTAGATACTAGCGGAAGTCTTTCATCAGTATATTCCTATTACAACGGGTCCGCTACCCCCTTCTTTGAATTTCATGGCTCTTCTTTCTTTCCTCAACGAAATATACCGGGGTTTGAAACCAACGCTTCTAGTTTCAATCAATTACGTGACGTATTTGGTTCTCAAATATTAAGAGCAATGACAAACATCTTTATTAGACGAGGTCGCGAAGATTCTCGTTGGTTAAGATTTACTAACGAAGGGTTTGATAATTTTAAATTTGGTGCCGGAGTACAATCACTATATCAAGAATATAATACAAAGTTCAATAGAAACTTGCAATGCTGGGTAGACCAAGAAACGCAAGTCGATGGGGATAGGTATGCAGGAGGGTTTAACATTATAGCTCATGTGTTTGGTCCCTTACTTTTTAATCATAATTTTTCTATAAAAGGTAATTTGCAAAACTCTCTAGGGTCCCAAGCGTTTGCTAGAAGCTTTGGCGGCGCTATTTCCTCTATTCACTCCGATTGGAGTGGCGTTATTACCACTCCTGCTGTATCTCAAAACAATGTGTATTTAAATACTTCGGGAGGAAGAGTAGAACTCACTGAAGGGATTTTAGCCGCGGGAGCGTTCGGCACATATTCCAATTATTTGGATGTATTTGAACATCCTGCACAAGTAATACAGGCGAACAAAACGGTATTGTCGGGTATTGAATTTGCTGCTGGAAATGTTAACAGTATAGCTGTTTGGAATAACAATAACACCCCTTACAATATAGATTTGATTTCTCCTAGCGGCATAACCTTCGTTCAGAGACAGGTAACTGACAGCCCTATCCAAAGTGTGAGGGCTCGCTATGCGTTGGACGGAAATACTAACTACTCTTATAACGGAAAACTGTTATTTGCGCCACGTGACGCTGCGAGACAAAATCTATCAACCTCGGCAGTTGCAGGGTGGGGTATGTATAGCGTAGAGAGAACTCCGAATATTTATAGCGGAGGTCCCACTGGTCACTCGTCCCGGACGATTTATTTTAAGGATGATGTAGGTGGTAGTTCCTTACCTTACATAGCGATGGTGGGTAGAGGAAGTTCGTCTGGAACAGGAACCATAGGTGTAATGTCGGGTGTCCTAGGTGCTCAGAGAAGTGTGGCGTTTGGAACAGTTTCTAATCCTACGGACCGTCAAACTCCTCCCAACCTACGCCCCCTCACTCCTAATAATCGTTATAAAATATCCATGGAAGCGTCTTGCGTACACTTAGCCAACAACAAACTAACATATGCTTTAATTAACGAAACTAAGTCTAAACAGTGGGACCAACCCAACGGTAGATGGAGAGATACCGCTGCTATTTTCTCGGGCAACTTAGTTAATGTGTTAACTAGTGGGGGTCCACAAACCGAACCTGGGTTCAGTGTTTTTAGCGGGGTAATAACTCCCTCATCTGTATTTGAACAAGGGGACAAGTACTCCCTTTATATTGCTCCGGCAGCTAGAGCCTATAATACAATTTGCGGTTATCAAATAAAAAATATTAAAATAGAAAACTTTGAATCTCCCGCCAAAATCAGAGGTGGGAGACAAGGAAATAAATTATTTAAGAACGAACATTATCAGTTAGGTATAAATGGTCG